CGGCCCCCCCGGAGTGATGCTGTAAGGCACCATTCCGGTCACCATCATGGTGAGAGGACCCTCATATTCTGGCATCCAAATAACTTACATTATCTAGACATCACAGATGAGGAATCATCTCCATTCTGGCTTATCCGCATAACGCGGCCGTATTCCGAACCTTGCTTAGCTTAGATGCTTTATTAAAAATGTTGGGTAGGTATAGAGAGAGATATTGCTATCCCCCTCAGCCTACTTAATAAATTAAAGAGAGCACCGACGTTGACCAAGGATTAAGATAAAGGCTCCGTTAGGAGTTGACACCTTCACCCCACTTGCCTTGTATACTAAACTACCTGGGCCCAGAGATCGCGACTTATTGTTACGCACGACAAATACAACACTGGGATACCAGGCACAAGCCTAGTGTTCCTCCCTAGGATTACTCCTAGGGGTTCGTCGGTTGCGAGAGGTATAACTCCTCTCGACTTATTTTGTCGTTGAGCGGAATGGACGTGAGAGCCGTTCCCACCGACGGATAAGCTTAAGACCCTCCCCTAACCGATTAAGGTTCGGGGTGGCCGTAAGCCGATCCATCGATGGTATTGCTCCGATCTTCTCCTCAATCTCTTGAAGAGCCGACCACAGTTCTGGAAGATGGTCAATAACTCCATCTCCCAAAGCTGTCACTCTAGCACGTAAAGTCTGAACCGCCTCCATAGCCTCCACGAATGGATCCTTGTAAACTACGTTATCAAGCAGCCAAAGAACATCCTTAGGGATGCCCTTTAAACCGGGATGATAAGGGAATCTACCAAGATCCGACCCATGAGGGATCAGGTGCCCCTGCTTCTCGAAGTTATCGGGATCGAACGGCTCGCACAATCCTTTCGCTATCCTATCGAGACGAGATAAAACCTCTTTTACCTCGGGTCCTAGTAATAGCTCCTTAGCTTTCAACAGGGCCCCCTCAGTCACCTTGTAAGTAGACTGGAGAGATCGCATTGTCAACCAAGGTAATACTCCTTGGAACAGAGACATTGACGGTCCATGATACGCTACCAGGTAGTTTCTCAATCGAGACGGAAGGGACCACAGACGCTTCGTCAGTGAACCCATTGCCTTGTATCCGTAACCCAGGAACTTAGCGTAAGCTCCCAGGCCCATACCGTACTTCCGACATAATTCTAGCCCCGCGGACAAGTTCTTCCGTGAGACCAAAAGTTCTGCCAGAGACACAGCTGAAACGTCGTTCCCTTTAAAGAACGTCCGTTTTGCGAATTCAAGGCAAGTTCCATCTCGTGATACCAACGACTTGTGCGCTCCAATCTGGACCCCAAGGCCCTTCATGATCGCAACATAGGCGTCAGCCACCTGTCCCCCCATTATTACGATGTCATCACCTAACACCGCATAATGACGGTACCAGCTCCACCCCTCTTGATTACGAATACATACTTGATACCAAGCCCACTGCACTATGCAGTGATGAGTCAGGGCCAGCATGGCCCAAGACGAAAGCGCACCCATAGGTTGCCCGGTGGCATAGCGTTGAGGTTGTAAGGACCCAACACCATGCTCATCTTTAAGATATATGTAATAATCTCGTGCAACTAATAGAGACGCCCACGCCTTGGCTAGACGCGGTCCAAGGACCGGGCCTAGCAATGCGACCTGAATCGCCAACGGTAATCGATCTGTGGCAGCGGTGAGATCGAAAGAA